TGTTTTAATTTTGTCTTTACAAAAAACAAACATATATTCAAAAATTTGTGTATATCTGTTTCCATTTCTTCTAGCAGGGAATGATGAAGTATGCTTTTGATATATTATTGTGTCGTGCAATTTAAATCCGCACTCTTTAAAATATAGTGCTTGTTTAAAACTTGTTCCTGTTTCACTACCTTTAATTGTAGCATCACCAACAACCCATACAACAACACCACCCTGTTTTGTTACCCTATATAATTCTTTTGCTATATTTTCAAATTCAAAACTATAACCCTTGTATGTTCTTAAATTGTCATAAGGGGGTGAGGTTACAGTTAAGTCTATAAAATTATCTTGCATTTTTGACATTGTGTCTAAGCAATTTTCGTTGTGTATTTTATTTATCATAATATATAGTATTTGCCACTGTGATTTATTGATAGTTTATTTAAACATAGATACCGCGTTGCGTCAATTAGATGGTCATTAACTTTAACAGGAGTATTTAAAACATCACCATTCTTGTCTGTTGCCCATTTATAACCTCTAAATTCTTTTATTGCATTTAAGCTATCTTTTGTTATATGCAGTTTATATCTACGCATTATATCAATACCTAGATGTATTCCTGCACCTTTCTTAGCAGGTTTTATATTGAACCCCTGCCTGTATACTTCTTCTATTGATTTAGGTTCTGCAGAATCAGCGACAATTTCTGATTGTCTATCTATCCTAAACTCTTTTAGTTTATTTGCCAAATCTCTATTAGTTAATCTCTTTTCATATAGCATCTCTTTAATGTATAAGTTATCATCAGATTGATATACAGCAACTAAAGCAGAAGGTGAATTAGTAAATCCAAAGTCTAAGCCATAACCTATTAACCTACCTTGAACATCATCTACTAATTCAAACTTTCTAAATATCATTGTTTGAACAGAACCAATTTCTCCAAGTCCATACACCTGCCAATAATCAGGATCAAGTTCTCTTAGTCTTTCAATCTCTGCAATAGTATCTTTATCCAAAAAAGGGTTTGCTTTATATGTTGATTTAATAAAAGTACAATCATCTCTAACTACTACTTTGTCATATATCCAAGAATAAGGATCAGAAGGATTATAGTCTAAATAGATTTTGTCTGTAGTTCTAAGTATAAGCTGTTGCCAATCTTCATAAGTAAACTCATTAGCTTCATTAAGCCATAAATAATCACGTTTACGCCCTCTAATCTTTTGTGGTTGATCAACACTTATAAACTCTATTAGGTTGCCATTTAAGGCATAAGACAGTTCTGATTTATTATGATTTTCTTCTTTATATAATTCTAGTTCTTTGAGTATATTAAGGACATCACGATATGCTGTTCCTTTAAGTGCAGGGAGTGTTTTTCTGCATATAGTAAATACTTTGCCTGTTTCTTCTAAGCATTTAACAATAAACAACTGACACAGCGAATAAGTCTTGCTAGAACGAGTACCCCCCTGTAAGCACGTTATTCTAGTTTCTGACCTATACGCTTTGTGAAAGACATTTGTTGTATTAATCTTTGCCTGTGTCAATTACATTAATTTTTAGTTCAGTTAGTGGTTTACCACCTGTAGTTATATCTAGCTTTTCAGCATAACCTCTTTCTTTAGCTTTAGACTTTAGATAAAAGATTATACTTGTTTCTTTACCACTAGATATATTCTTTATTAGCTGTCCTTCTACATAGTCAATCTGTGCTTCCTTAATATCTTCTACTGCTTGAGCAAACTCTTTATCTTCACGCATATACCTATAGTATGTAGAACGGCTTATGTTACCTGCCTTTTTACAAGCATGATAAATAAGTCCTTGCGTTTCTTGTAACGCCTTTAATAGTTTCTCTTTTTTATTCTGTGCCATTTGTATTATTTAAAGTGGTGATATATAGATTTAACTATTACTTTTAGTACACTTATATTCACCATTATTATTGTCCTTATTTTTAAATAAATCTCTTTCATTTAAATCTTTAATTTTCTTTCTAAATTCTTTTATCTTCTTTTTAGTGTCTATTTTTATACACCACATTTAATTGCTTTTTGTCCTGTAAACTGTTCCCATCTTTCTATAATTACATCACAGTATTTAGTATCTAATTCCATACCATAACAAGTTCTGTTTGTTTTTTCACACGCTATTAATGTTGTTCCACTTCCTAAAAAAACATCTAATATAGTTTTAGCGTCTTTTTCTAATTCTATACACCACTTAATAACTTCTAATGGTTTCTGTGTAGGGTGTTTCTTTTTCTCTCCCCCCCAATGGTGTGATAGTATTCTACAGTTCTTTTTTATATTAGACCAAGCTAATTCAAATTCTGAAAAAGAAAGTCCGTCATTTTTTTTGTGCCAACATAACCAATCATTAGTTACAGGCAAAACATCTGCAAAATAATTACCACCCCAAATTATCTGTTTATCACAATACTTTAAAAATAATGTTATATCAGGCTTGTCATTATCCCAATCTCCTCTATGAAATTCTTTTTTTCCTGTCCCTAAAGTCATTTTAGTTGCACTTATACCATAAGGTGGATCTGTTAATAACAAATCTGCTTTCTGTCCATTCATTAGTTTATTAACATCACTTTCTTTTGTGCTATCTCCACACATTAATCTGTGTTTTCCAAGTTGCCAAACATCACCAAGTTTAACTCTGCTTTCTTTTACTTCAGGTATATAGTCATCTTCTGTGTTGCCTTCTGTAATTTTATCAATGTTAATATCTAAGTCAATATGCTTAAAACCCCAATCAGTAAGTTCATCAATATCAAATTCATTAGCCAGAATATCCATGTCAAAGTCACCTGTATTTTTATTTAGCCTTATATTTAATTCTCTTTCTTCTTCTTTTGATAAGTCTAATACTACACAATCAATCTCAATGTATTTAAGCTCTTTACATATCTTTAATCGTTGGTGTCCACCTATTACAGTATTATCTTTATTTACTATTACAGGATCAACTAAACCAAACTTTTTAATTGATTCTTTTAAATCGTTGTACTGCTTTGTACTAATCTGTCTAGGATTGTATGTGGCAGGTTTTAATTGTGTTGTTAATTTACTTTCTATTTTCATATCTTCTTTTATATTCTATTAGTGCATATACCTGGTTAGTTACATTCTCTAAATGTTGTATTCTGCAAAACATATTAAACATACTGTCTGATTCTGCTTTAATATGACAATCACGACACAATCCAACGAGGTTTTCTACAAAGTCATTAGTTACTTTATTTCTAGTTCTGCGTTCTATATGATGTATGTCCGTTGCTTTTGATCCGCACATCTCACAAGGAATAAAGTCTTGTTCACCATAATCAAAAAACTGCATATATACTTTAGTATGTTTCTGCATTAGTCTAATTTACAACTGTTTTCATATACCTTTTTAAGTTTAGATAAAGTCTGTTGTACACAACTACCGCAACTAGAAGGTTTTTTATTTTCATTAAATACTTTATTATATAGCTTTACTAATACCGCCTGTTGTTCACCTTTTATTGTACTTCCTTGAATCTTAGATATAGTATCTTCATATATCTTTATTTCATCTTCTGTAAACTGTCTTATAGTTTTATAAGGAAACATAGCATTAAGTTTCTTTTTACGTTCTTCACATCCACAATCATCACCTAAGACAGCTTTAGCAACCTTATCTATACCTGTTGCTTTTAACGCCTTTTCTATTGAATCACCAAGTCCTTTTGATTTTTTCATAGTTCGTTTATTAAATAGTTCTTAACATTCTTAACCGCTTTATATATTGTTGCTCTTGATATTTTAGTTTCTTTAGCCATTTGATTAAGACTAAAACCCTCACGATAATATATTCTAAAAATCTCAGCATCAAACCAATATAAATCTTTTAGCTTTTCTTCAATCCATTCTAGTTTTTCTTCTACTTCTTTTTTGTCTTTTATAGTGTATTCTGTGTTATCGGCTGTGATATTTTCTATTGTAGTACAAGTGTGATACTCATAGTATTTATCATACTTATAATAGTATCTGCTAGTTTTACTGTGATATTGATTAAGCATTATTCTCACTACATAAAAAGTCATTTGATCTTTTTCTATAATTTCTCTTAATCTAATCTGGTCACATTTATATATTTCTTCAATAACAAAACTTAACAAATCTTCACCTTTGCCATTAGTTATATTATAAGATATATCTTTTAGCTTATCGTAATTATTTATTAAGTATTGATTTAACATACTTTTATTATAGATGGTACTTTATATTGTTTACAAAGGTTATATTCTGTGTGACTTAATTTGTCTGTATGTATTTCAGCTATATTGCTGAATCTCTTATGCAGTTTTTTATAAATATAATTTAATATATTTTCGTTTTTTTTCAAATCTCGCAAAACAAAACTTAGTTCTGCACCACTTTCAAACAAAATTATAAACAAGTAATTGTTAACATCTGTGTAATTCCAATACAATCTTTCGTTTCTACTATTGAAAAATGTTCTTTTAACTATCATGTAAAAAATTATTAATTACTTCTAGTGCTTCATCTATGCCTGTACATATCTCTGCTTTATATCCTCTTTTAATAAGTTCCTTTTGCCAATACAACTGTTCTTTAGTTGCTTTATTATATCCAATCTTTAATTCTATTGCTAAGCCATGATATTTACCTTTTGGTTCATATATAAAGAGATCAGGAAAACCACGCTTATATCCGCTATTTTTAGCTCTAATTCTAACAGACATATGTACTTGATAGTTACCACCCATTGA